AGACCAAGCACTAAGAGCAATACCACCAGCCACCGTTTCAGCAGCGCCGCCACCAGTAAATGACAGCGCTGAAATGGCACGTCAGCTTATTGAAAACGCTGCCAACGAATCCATTGCTAGTGGCATTGATCGTGAAATCCTTGACAGCGTGCCTGGTGCTGCTGGGCGCAATGATCCTGCCAGCGGGTTCTTCGCTGATGCGTATGATGCACTTTATGGCACGCCTGATCCAACTGACCCGCCTTTGTTGGCTCCAGGTACGAGTATTGGTGCGCTTTTAGGTGCTGGGCCTTTAGGCGCTTTGACCAACCAGCCAGACCCCGCTGATGCGGCTGCATTCAATGTAGGGCAGTTGGAAGCGCTGGGCGGTGTGCGTGATCCACAAACGGGTGCAATCACTGGCGCAAGGGCTGGCCCTGGTACATTGAACATGAACCGTTTTGGCATGGTCACTTACAGCGGATTGCCAGACCCTAACTATACCGGCGCATTCCAGAATCTGGTGCGTGGCAACACCGGCACAATGTCCAGCGAAGACACTGATGATGGTGGCCAGATGGCACAGCAAATGGCACCAGCGCCGGTTGACCCTGGCACGACCACGCCAGAACAGATTGACGATCTGGCAATCAATTATCTGCGTAACCCGTTTTTCTTGTATGGCGGCGCAGGCAACCTGTTTCAGCCATACGGCTATGCAGGCGGCACCTTGGTTGATCTGCTGCAAACGCGGAACATGACCATGCCTGACCAGGCCGCACCAAATCTGAACCTATTTGGCAACCCTAGAGATTTTGGATGATTGAAATTGATATGGATCGCGCTGACCAAGCCTTTCAGGCGCTGTCAGAGCAAGAGAAGGAAATCATCCGCGAGGCGCTTGATAGCCCACTGGCTGGTGTGATGAACAAAATATTCCCAGAAATCATGCAGGCCATCGGCACCTTTCAAAAGCCGCGCAGAAAAATGGATGCACAGATGCGCCAGATGGCGGCAGGAATGCTGATGCGATGACCACATATGTATATCGGGACGGCAAGATCGTTCCCAAAGCAAGCGCCGCCCCAAAGGGCGGCGTTTCCATTATGAGGGACATTGAACCGTATCAGAACATGAAGGATCGCGGCTGGATTACCAGCCGGTCACAGCACCGCGAGTTCCTGCGGCGCAACAACTTTGTCGAGGTCGGCAACGAGCAAAACCACTTACTGGATTAAAGGACAAAACAAATGCAGCTTGATAGCACTCCTGAAGTTGAGGCCACGACCCCAGCAGCGGAGCCAGCAAGGCCCGAAACCGTAGCCGAAACACTGGCAAAGACACTCCAGTCATTTGAAGGTGAAGCAGATGAAGCGCAACCAGCAGAAGAAGCTGACACGCTACCAGAGGCTCCAGAGCCAGATGAACAGCCTGATGAGCCGGATGCAGAGGTTGATGAATCAGATGAAGCGGAAGCTGAAGAGGATGAACCCGCTGAGTTAGAGGCGCTGGCCGCGCCTAACCATTGGCCAAAAGATTTTGCCGGAAAGTTTGAAGCGCTAGAGCCTGCTGCACAGCATATGTTCATGGAGCGCTATAAAGACCTTGAAGGCGACTATACAAAGAAAACGCAAGCCTTGGCGCAGTACAGAAAGCGACAGGAAGCGTTTGACGAGATTATGCAGCCGCACAAAGCAGACTTTGAGCGTGCTGGTATGGATGAGGTAGCAGCGGTCAGACAACTGCTTGCCGCCCATGACTATCTGCGAAAAGACCCTCAAAACGCTATCAACTGGCTTGCAAACCAGTATGGCGTGGATGTGGGTGCAGTCGGCAACGACCCAGCACTTGAGGATGAATATGCAGACCCGCAAGTTAAAGCCCTACAGCAGCAAGTTGCCCAGTTGACCGGCTTTATACAGAATCAACAGACACAGCAGCAGAGCCAGGTACAGGCCAGCACGCAGTCTCTAATTGACCAATTCGCAGCAGAAACTGATGCAAACGGCGATCCAAAGCACCCGCATTTTGAAAGAGTGCGCGGCGTGATGGGAACGCTAATCAGTTCTGAAAATGCCAAAGACTTGAACAGCGCGTATGAGATGGCCGTGTATGCCGATCCAGAACTGCGTCAAGAGCAAGTCAAGGCAATGGCCGCCGCACAGTCGCAAGACGAGGTGAAAACCGAAGCGGTCAAGAAAGCGAAGAAAGCAGCCAGGTCAAAAGTCAGAGGCAGTGCAACACCAGCCGCGCCCGCGCTTCCAGCGAATGCGTCGATCCGCGACACAATCAATGCGTCAATTAGACAACTGGAAAATGGAAGGAGCTAGCCAATGGCCAGCCCGAATCTTTCAGAGTTGGTAACGACGACCCTTAGAAACAGGTCCAGAACCCTCTCTGACAACGTGAGCAACCACAATGCACTGTTGCGGCGCTTGCGCGAGAACGGCAATCAAACGTCTGTAACAGGACGCGATATTGTCCGTGAACTTGAGTATGCCGACAATGGGACTGTGCAGTTCTATAGTGGCTATGAGACACTTGATGTCTCACCATCAGATGTCCTCTCGGCTGCCGTCTTTGACTATAAGCAGCTCGGAGGGTCAGTTACAATTTCTGGACTGGAGCAAATCAAAAACTCTGGCACAGAGGCCATCATCAATCTGCTTGAGGCACGCATCAACGTGCTTGAAAAGTCAATGATGAACAGCCTGTCCACATCAATCTATTCAGATGGCACTGGTACATCTGGAAAAGAGGTTGGTGGTCTTCAGCTAATCGTGGCTGATGCAGGCACCGGCACAGTGGGTGGCATCAATTCAAGCACTTTCACCTTCTGGCAAAACGTCCAGACTACTGCAACGTCAAGTGCGTTCAGTACAGCCAACGTCCAGGCAGATATGAACAACATCTATCTGCAATTGGTCAGAGGCGCTGACAGCCCTGACCTTGTGATGGCTGGAACCAATGCCTACAAGGCGTTTCTGGGTAGCCTTCAGGCCATCCAGCGCATCACCAGTGATGATCTGGCAAATTCTGGTTTTACCAGCGTCCAGTATCTTAACAGCGATGTTGTGTTCGATAGTAGCTGCTCAACCAACAGAATGTACTTCCTGAACACAGACTATCTGCGTCTGGAAGTTGCTGCATCCCGCGACTTTGTTCCGGGTGAAGCTAGGATGTCCGTAAACCAAGACGCTTTAACAACTCCGATGTTTTGGAGCGGCAACCTTACATGCTCAAACCGTGCCCTTCAGGGCGTGATTCACACTTAAAGGAAGGAGAACTGTTATGTCTTTAGCAGCAGTAATGGGGATTGACCCCACATCAGTCGCTGACACTCCTGAATTTCAGTTGGGTCAACTTGGCGCAATCATTGACGACACCAATGGCACCAGAATGTACAAGTATCTTCAGTATGATACTGGTTCTGCTGGTACGGCGGCAGTCGCTGGTGAGGTCGCCTATTATTACACTCTGGATGGCTACAAGACCTTCAAGGTCACCAGCGATCTGTCCGATTCCGTAGAAATCGGCGCGGGTGTAATTCAGGCAGTAATGACGGATGGTCAATATGGCTGGTTCCAGGTAACTGGGGCAGCAACGCTGACCATTGCGCTCACGGCTGGTGCTGACGGTGATCCGTTGACACCAACAGGCAGCGCTGATGGCACACTCGATGTTGCCTCCGCAGCCACCGATAATATCTGCGCTATTGCTGGGGATATTTCAGATAAGGAAATTATCTGCACATTCCCACTGTAAGCACAAAAGGGGGCAGGGCGACGGCCTTGCCCCCATTCTTTTTGAACAAACGGGAGTTTTATAATGTCTGTCAAAGGCACTTTTTTTCCGCGCGAACTTAATGGCGACATGCGTGACTTTTGCCGCATTTCCATTGCTGGCGTGCGCGATGTGTGGGAAGGGCCAGTTCGGCCTGAAGATATCGCACGCTTTCCAGACGACTGGGCCGCTTACAAGAAAAAGGCGAAGAAGAAAAAGCCCAAGGGCAAGGCGCTCACAGAATTACCAGGCATGACTGAGCCGCGCCGCTGTGAGTTGGAATTGAACGACATTGAAACTGTTGAGCAGCTTGCCGCTGCTGAAGAAACGACCCTTAGAAACATCGGTGAGCCGTATGTAGAACTGGCCAAGATAGCCAGCCTGCAAGTGGCCGCTGACAAGCAGAAGGCATCACTTGTTAAAGAGGTGGCTGCTGCAAAAACCCAGACAGAGGTGCCAGATGAGCCTGCTGACGATAGCGCAGAACGTAGCTGACTTTACGGGTTTTGAACGTCCGTCAACCGTTGTTGGCAACACAGACCCGATTGCACGCCAGCTATTTGCCTTCATCAACCGTGAGGGCAAGCAACTGATGCGCTCAAACAACTGGCCGGTGCTGCTGAAGGAACACACCTTTAACACCGTCAACGGCACGCAGAGTTACGACTTGCCGACTGATTATGATCGCTCTGTGGGCAGCACCATGTACAACCGCACCGATCTGGATCAGATGGTTGGGCCTATCACACCGCAGCAGTTCCAGCAGGATCGCTATGGCACAGCCAGCGCAGGCATCACGCAAAAGTTCCGCTTTAAGCCCTCCAGCAATGTCCTCAAGTTTGACATCACCCCGACACCAACATCAGCCGAATCTATTGGCTTTGAGTATGTCTCAAGCCACTGGAATCAATCCAGCGGCGGCACCTCACAGGCTGCTATGGCGGCTGACACAGATGTCGGCATTCTTGATGAAACACTGATTGAGATGGGCGTCACCTGGCGGTTCAAGCAGAACCACGGCCTGACATATGATGAGGATTTCCGGCAGTACCAGCTAGAACTGCGCCAAGCCATCAGCCGCGCAGGCGGTGCGCCGGTCATCAGCCTTGATGACGCCAGACGCCTGCTTGTCAGCCCGTACAGCTACAATCTGCCTGATAGTGGATACGGGGCCGTCTGATGCTTCAAGCACTGCCGACATCAAGAGGCTACCGCGTCAAGGCGGTCAGCGTGCCTGCCCCTGTGGGCGGTCTTAACAGCCGTGACAGCATTGACGCAATGGCAGCAACAGACGCGCTGATCATGTCCAACTTTTTTCCGACTGTGGAGAAAGTCACCCTGCGTGACGGCTACACCAGTTTTTGTACAGGGATTGGCACCGGCAATGTTGAAACACTGGTGGAACACAATGCTGGTGCAAACCGGCAGCTTCTGGCAATCGGCAGCGACGGCATACTGTACCAAATCGACAGCGGGACAGCCGTCAGCAAGAAAACTGGCCTCGCAAACGGCAGGGCAGAAAGCATTGAGTTCAACAACCACACCATCTTTGTGCCGTCAGGGGCGAACGTGCCTTTTAGCTGGGACGGGTCGAGCGCCAGCGATCTGTCAATCACGCTGTCTGATAGCGTCAACGCGAACACGCTAACCGGCGTTCACGCGCACAAAAACCGCGTCTATTACTGGACAGGCACCAGCCAGAACTTTTACCACAGCGCCACTGTGGACACCTTTCAAGGCAATTTCACCAAGTTCCCTGTCGGCCTGGTCGGCACATTCGGCGGCAACATAATTATGATAAACACGCTCACCATTGATGGCGGTGAGGGCGTTGATGATCTGCTGTGCATCATAATGACATCGGGCGAAGTGCTGCTGTATTCAGGTTCAAACCCTGCCAGTGATTTCAGCCTGGTTGGTACGTTCCGCATCGCAGAGCCAATCAATGAAAAACGCGCCATTGCCAAGCTGGGCGGCGATGTCATCGTGATGACCAAAGAGGGCTATCTGCCTTTGAGCCAGGTAGTGCGCCAAGACATTGTTGGTAACAAGGCAGCAGCCATATCGGAGAAAATTCGCGGCACCGTCATCGGCCAAGTCAAAGCCACCGGCACATCAACCGGCTGGCAAGTCTTTGTCAGTCCAGACGGCGACAAGGTGTATTTTAATTATCCGACTGGTGAGCCTGACCCGTTCAATCAGCATGTCTTCAACCCCATCATCCGAGCCTGGTGCATTTTCGAGAATCTGCCAGCCCATGTCTGGGGCCAGTTTAACGGCGATACATTTTTTGGCAGCGCATCCGGCGTCGTGTTCAAAGTGACTGGTGATGCTGATAATGGCGAAAACATTGTCGGTGATTTGGCTACGGCATATAATTATTTCGGTGATCGCGGCGGTGTGAAGCGCTTCAGCAGCGTGCAGCCAATGCTTGAGGGTGAAACAGACGTTGATTTCAGTTTCGGCGTGGGCGTCGATCAGTCACCCGTTGCGGCCATTGATGTCTCGCCGGTCACATTTGCATCAAATCTGGCGGCGTGGGATACCGCTACTTATGATGACTTTTTCTGGGCTGACACGGCTGGCGCAGGCGTGACCAAGCGGCGCAAAGCGGTCAACAGGCTAGGTTACTCCAGTGCATTGCGGATCAAGGTTGCAACCAGCACGCAGACAATCTCCTTCATCAGCGCTCACTATACATTCGCACCAGGAGGGCCACTCTAATGGCATTCAGCGGCGGTACGTTTTCAAGGACATTTGATTGCACGACAGATCGTGACAATGGCGTCAAAATCCTTGCATCCAAGTTTGATACTGAATTGGACGGGTTCGCAACGGGCCTGTCCACTTGCATTCTCAAAGACGGCACACAGACTTGTACTGCTGCGATCCCGTTTGCAGAAGGTCTGACCGTACCTGACAACAAGACCATCATCCTTGGCACCAATAGCGACATCACGATCCAGTATGATGAAAGCACCAATGACAGCCTTGAGATTGCGGCCAACGTAGAAGGCGCAGCACTTGGCATCGTGCTGAAAGCTGACCAGGGCGATGACAACGCAGACCAGCACAAGCTGAACATTGCTGACGGCGGCACACTGACGCTTGGCAGCAAGATCAGCGGCAGCTTTGTCAGCTATCTCACACACACGCCAAACAGCACTGTGGCCAGCAGCACAACGGCTGTTGCAGGCAATCTGACAGTCGGTGGTGATCTGACGCTAGGGTCAGGGGCTGTCATCAGCGAGGCTGAACTAGAGGCGATTGACGGCGTTACAGCAGGCACTGTGACGGCATCCAAGGCTGTGATCGTTGACAGCAACAAGGACATTGCCAGTTTCCGCAACGTGACGCTGACCGGCGAGTTAGATGCTGGGTCACTGGACATCAGCGGTGATGCGGATATTGATGGCACGCTTGAAGCTGATGCCATGACGCTGAATGGCACGGCGATCACAGCCACAGCCACGCTGGACACAGGCATATCTAACAACAACGTGCCAAAGTTCACCAGCGGCGTGGCAGATGATGATTTTCTGCGCGTGGCTGGCACGGCCATTGAAGGCCGGTCTGCGTCTGAAGTTCTGTCAGATATCGGCGGTCAAGCCAGCCTGACATTCGGCATCAGCAACACGAATGCCGTCAAGATTGACAGTTCTTCAGTGGCTGATGATGAGTATGCCAGGTTTACAGCTAATGGCCTAGAAAGTAGGGCGACATCTGAAGTGCTGTCCGATATCGGC